AAATTTTAGAACCAGCACTCATTTTTTCAGGCATTGCTTCTTGTGTAGCAGTTGTTTGTTGTTTTATAGGTCTGCCAGCAAAATCATATTGTGTACCTGATGGCATTTGTTGCTGCATTTGCGCTTGTACTTCAGCTTCTTTAGCTTTTTGTGCGGCAATAGCATCTTTACGAACTTGTTCAAATGGCGTTTCTTCTTCAATTAACTTTGCTGCTTCTCTCTCAGTATAACCTTGCTCTAATAGTTCACTCATTTTTTTATTAAATTTAAGAGCATAATTAACTATTGGCCTAATTCCTTCCATTTTACCAACTTGCTGAGCATATGTGTCTTTAATTGGATTTGGTTTCATAGTGTCAACGGTATTTTGAATAATTCCCGTCATTTGTTTACCTAAAGATCTAGATATTTGTTCTTGAACTCTTCCTGTTGCTGAATTTAATGCACTTAAGTGTTTTTCTTGTTCTTCAGTAGTAAATTGCCTTCCTAGTGCTCTTGAAAAATAACTAGGTGAAGTTACTAACATTCCCTTTGCTGTTCCAGAAATTTCTGTAGTTTTTGGATCATACAAAATTGATTCGTAATTGTCTAAAGCAATTCCTAGTTCTCTAGATTCCCTATTTGCAGCAGCATACTCTTTCATAGCTTCTTTTCTAACATCAGAAGTTTCTCTAGCATTAATTAAATTTAATTCTTTACGATAATCCAATTGATTTTGAATTTGTGGATCCATTTTACCTGTCAACATTCCCATAGCTATACCAGCACGAATTTGACGATCAGACATTTCTGTACCAGTAGAAACTGTTCCTTTTGGTGTTTGTAGCCCTGAAACTACCTCTTCTTTAGAAGGAGCTGTAACTTGTGTAGTTTCTGGTTGTTGATAATATTCTTGTGCATATTGCCTTATCAGATCTTGTTGTAAAGCTTTTTGTCGATTCAGTTCAGCAGCTGCTTGAGCTTGCTCCATTTGTGCAGCACGCAAAGGAGCCTGACTTTCAAACTGCTGTTCAGCAAGTGCTTGCTTTTGTTGAAATTGTCTTTGCTGCTGTCTTTGATTCAACATGTTTTGAAGCATGCTCATGTCAGTTGGGTGATAAAGTCCACTAAATATTGCCATAAATACCTCTTAAAGAAGACCTGCTAACATTTTCATTTTTTGACCACTCATGTAATCTCCATATGCTTGACCACCTAATCCTAACAAATCCATTAACATCTGATTTCTAGATTGAGATTTCATGGCTTCTAGTTCACCCATGCCTTGGCCATACTGCATACCCATTTGACCTAATTGTCCAGCAGCACCTGCGCCTTTGCCGTAAATGTCTTGACCTATGTCTATACCTGTCATGTATTTGTCCATTAAGTCTTTCATATACCTTTCTCGGTCAGCTTGCATGATGTTTGCGCTTGTTTGTTGCAAGTTTTGTAATGCTGCACTACTGCCACCAAGGCCCATGCTACCCATAGAGCTTAATCCAGCTTCTTGTGCTGCTCCTTGTAATTGTTGAGCATATGGCGACATTTCATAGCCTTGTGCCCACTGACTTTGTAAAGCCGCTGGATCCATTAAAGCAGCCTGAGCACCTAAAAGTTGTTCTAATTGACTGGTTCCAGCTCCTGCATAAGGATCTAGATATCCTTTTCCTTCCTCATAGCCCTTGGTGTATTCTTTCATTGCTGATTTGTAACCACGTCCAGGGTCCAAAAAGTCTAATAATGCCATGCTATCCTCCTAATGCTGTAATACGAGCATCTAATTGCTGTATACATTCCTCAAGAATGTTTAAATCTTCGTTAATAGTGTCCACAGTTGTACTAAGCCAACTTAAAAACTCTGGACTAAAATTTGTGTCTTGTATGGGTGCAGTATCTACCCTGTTAAAAGTACAATCAGTTGCCACCGCCAGAACTCCTTTTAACTTCCATTACACCACCAAGTACAACTATTGGAGCAGGACTAACGCAAACTAGCTTATAAACCCTATTCCTTGATGGACCTAATTGGTACCAACGCATACGCCACTGATACACGCCTAATTGACTAAATTCTAAGTTGTCAGCGTAATTGAAACTTATTCCGCCATCATCTGAAAAGTACAATGACACATGTGGTTTGTAAAAATTGTTGTAAATCTTAGAGTCTTTAGTAGGAAAGTTTGTATTTTCTTGAATGATGAAATTGCCTTCTTCGTCTGTCAAATAAGTTGGCTCACCTCCAGGTACAACACTTTCTGCAACAACAAAAACTGTGTTTTCAAACGGATTTAAACTACTTGTAAACGTAGAATCACCAAACACAAAGTCTATTTGTACGTATGAGGTTATAAATTCGCTATAGTCAGGCTGGAAAATGATTGGAGTTGTTCTTTCATAACGAAATGGAAATTGTATATAGCCATCTGAAGCATTTGGGTTTGGCTGTTCAGGGTTTCTAAGTTCATTTGTATAGAACTGGCCAGACATTTCGTAAACCGTGTCTTCGCCCTGTACTGTAACGTAATGCACATTGTTAAAAAACATGTGCTTTTCAATACGGTTACGCGCCCCATTGTCCTCAATAACTCTAGCCCACTTGTTAGTGTCGAAATTAAATTCAATGCTATTAGCCTCAAGTGTACAATCTAAATTTTTGTAAGTTTTGTACTGACCAGCCGAAATTCTATAGTAAATCGTGTTTTCAAACTGGTACAAAAATCCGTTAGTATTACCTTGTAAGAACGGACTTAACTCTTGTGTAGTGCGATTCTTTTGAAATAAAACGTCAATTGCTTTGGTAGACAATTTTTGTGGCTGTCCACCGTCTGAAATCATTACTTGAACCAATCCATTTTGGTTTTTAGCTAACCAAACAATGCGTTGGAAGTCAGTATCTATAGACAATGGATCAGCTATTCCATAATCCCAGTTGTAAGTAGTACTTTTTTTAAAGGGAAATGTTACAGGAATGTCCCCACCTTCAAATATTGACGGTATGTTTGACCAAATTTCAGTAGTAAAGTCTGTAAATATGTACAGTTGATTGTTAAGCACTGTAAATTGTCTTACTTCACCTTCAACAGTGTTGAATATTGCACTGTCTGCATCCGAAGTAAATGCATTAGCAGGATCAAAATTATTACCACCCAAATTAAACTTTGAAATGTAGTAAAATGCGCTGTTACTGCCATTAATCACAATGCGATTGCCAAACGCTCTAACTACAGTAGGTCTAACATCAACAACATTAGGATCTGTGATTAAATAAAATTGACCTGTATCGGTAATTGTTCCATCTGGTTGAACAGTTGGTTCTTGGTAAACGTAAGTATTTACACCATCTACAAAAGTTACAAATGTTAAATTACCTGCAATTAAGTAATCAGCAAAAACATTTGTGCTAATTGAATTAAGCTCTGTTAAACCTTGCGATACATTAAAACTAATTTTTACAGTATTGTAAGCTGAGTCAACTCGAAATATGTCACTGCCTACTACATAGTACATGTATTTAAGTGACCTAAATATTCCTCTAGGTTCAACAGCAAAAATTAATCTTGCGCTGCCATTGTAAGTTATATGACGCCTACCCATTGCAGGGTACATTGCAGTTTCTCGTTTGCCAGAAGGTGCTGTTACTAGTGTCCAATTTGCTGCATCTTCAGGACTGTATTGCTTAAACCTTTGCTGGTCATAACCGCCTTGTATTGGTAGTTCAGCAATAGGCATTAAACACCTGCCCTGACGCGGTAAGCACCATTTAGTAAACTTTCGTTTTCCGTTTCGATAACAAGGTTAGTTGTACTCACAGATTCCATATCCATTTTGGCCTGTACGTACATTAATTCTAGCTTATCTGTCCATGCTTCAGCACGTCCTTTATACATTGCTAGGTCTCTAGCTAAGGCAAATTTTAAGTAACGATTGTAATACAATGGCAAGTTAGATAAATCATCATTTTCTGTGTATTCAGGTAACTCAAATTTACCGTAAACACGCAATTCATAAGCTTGTGATGCGCCAGGATAAATTCTCATTCTAGTTACATCAACTTCATTGTAAATAATTGCAAATCTTGGCAATCCAATTTGTGGGTCAAACTTATAGCTAGACAAAAATGAATTACGATTTTGAATGATTAATGGATAAGTTACGTTTTCCAAAAGTAGGTACACATTTTGTGTGTTAGCTAGTCTACCTTCTTGTACATCAGCAGCAGGGTTATAATCAGGATCTGCAAATGTAATTTCACTTTGTCCAATCGATAATTGGTAACTAATTTCTTTAGAGATTGTGGTCATTAATCCAGTACCGCTATAAGACTGTATCAGTTCATTTAAAAACTGTACGCCTTTCAACATATCATTGCCTTGTAATGGCACTGTAGGACTGTTGGCACTAATTAACTGATATGCATCTGTGACAAACTGCTTAACCGTTTGACTCATCACTTAAATCCTTTTTTTTTGCAGACTTTTTTCCTTTAGCTGCTTTGTCAGCTAATTCCTGAGACTCATACCAACCTTGCGCTAACATGTCTTGATACTCTTGCCAATTGTTAGCAATAGACCTTTCGCCTTTTTTGTAAACGTAAGCACGATAAATGCTTTTATCAATCCATTGACCATTTACAAAAACTTTTGGACCTGATGTTTTGAAATACATAAATTTTACCTGAAAAAAAGGAGGGGAGGATGAGGCCCCTCCGTAAACACATGGATTAAGAGCGAACTCTAACCGCAAACTCTGGGTTAATTGCTACACCGCAAATAACGTCTATACGATCCAATTGGATGTAGTTACGTATATCAGCACCTAATGTGTAGGTCATAGCCAATTTGTAGAGATCACTGTAAGAAGTCACTGCTTCAACACCGCCCTTCAATTCTTTGATTGCTGGAGCTGCGAAGACGATAGCTTGATTATGAAAAGCTATTGAAACATTGTGGTCATCAGCTAAATAAACTTGTGAATCTTTTGGAATAGCACCACTGATGTTCTGTCTAGCACCAGAAACTACAATTTCAGGATTAACAGGTATTACTGCCAAGCCACCAGCAACAACAACATCAGCTGTAACAACAAATTGAGCACGTTGTGGTAATGCTTCATAAGTTAAAGGATTAACCATGAAAACATTTTCAACTTCTATGCTGTCACCTTCGTTAAACATAACTACACCGTCTGGTTGAGTTGTAGCAACTGTTATTGTATTACCGCCAGATATTAAACCAGTTGTTAAACCACCATTTTTGAAACCAGCTTCTGGTACAGGTAAAGGAATTGCATCACCAGCACCTGATACTTGGCGTTTCAAGAAGTTAGTTTTGAAGAAATCAAAGCCTGATAGGTGACCAATGAAGCCATCTAGTAAAGCACCACGGTTAACTGTTTGGTTAAACACTGTACTTAATTCGTTAGAAAGGCTTGCAGAAACTCTTGGTGAGTTAGCAAAGTAACGGTTTCCGTCTTCTGGTATACCTAATTCAGTCATGTAAGCATCAGCTAGTGTAATTGTTTCAAAATCAACAGGAACACCAGGAGTACCAACAGCTTGATAAACTTCTAATTGTAAGTTGTCGGTAGCAATGAAGCTTTCTGTTAAGTTAGCAAGAGTTTTAGCTCTTGGGTTTAACATCATGTCTAAATAAGGTTCGTCTCTAGCGCGATCGAATGTCAATTCAAAGCCTGAAAATTCAACCATTGTGTGGAATTGCTTGTCGATGGTTAGAGGACGAATTTGTTGTACAACAGCTTCAGAAGTAGCTGTAGCACCTTCACCGCCTTTGAATCTTTCTTCTAAGCGATAGTTAATTGTCTGACCAGTAGCGTATTTAAGACCTTTAAAGTCACCTTCAAGGTTTCTGTTAGCTACTTTTGCAAAATTTAGATAGTTGACGTAGCGAATAAACACTTCGTCTAGGATATATTGGGTGGTTTCAAAAATATTAGCCATTGTAAATGCTCCCTGCTGACAATGGGTTAAAAAATTGCGTTATAAAACGCGCCTAATTACACATTGTCCGAGGGCCGACATTTACACACTCTTGCGATGCCAGCGGAAACATCCTTGCTTACACACTGATGCGTACATTGTAACCAATAACTCAAGTAAGTTGCAAGTTTGCAAAAAATTTAAGCTTGTCACGCCAGTTAAATAGGCCAAATTTTGGGGGGGTTTAATTTTGGATACTTTGGATATCCAGAATGCCCAATGCCGAATGCCTGCCGAATGCTCGGAATTCCGACATGTACGTTAAAATTCATGTTACAATGTAGAAACCCAATTTAATGGACTAAATTATGGCTAAATCACCAGCATGGCAACGTAAAGCAGGCAAAGACCCTGAAGGCGGTCTAAATCGTAAAGGACGTGAGTCTTACAAA